CATCCTTGGGGAGCACCTGGTTTGTGTGCAACAGGATTAACACCCTGTTATCTATCTTTAACAGGTACACCCACAGAAAGTGTATTCGGTTGTCCTTATGATGGTGATGCTGTTTCGGGTAATACCTTAGTAGATGGAGCGTTTCCAGAATGGAGTGCAGCTGCAGGTGGTTTTGTAACTACATATCAAAATGAAATGAGTGCAGCGACTTCGACTTCAGTATTAGGTGGTAATTGTAACCCAAAACCTTCTTCTTTCTGTGATGATATCAACGACCCTTGGTTATATAGTTTCTTTAATATTATACCAAATACGGATTCTTATACTGGATTCTCTTTGAGTGTTGGGGTTAACCCAACAGATATTATAGATACAAGTACGTCCGCTGCTACAACGTCTTATTCTGGTGTTAGTAGATATAGTGTAACATACTTTACGGGACAAACATATTGTAATTATGATGATTTGATTGTCGCGACATTACGTTCAAGAGGTGTAAGTACTCAAGATTCAGGTGGTCCAGTTTATCAAGTAACTGGGTTAACAGATGTAGAAATGGTTTGTACTGGTTCTACTTTTGAGGATATCGCTACTAATCCTTTCGCTACTTTTGGTCTTAATGTGACTGATAAGGAGGGTGATACTTTCAGATTTGAAACTTCATTATCTCAAACTAATAAAAATTATTTAAAACGTGTATTCGGTATAGGTCCTTTTGATAAGGATATGCAAAAAGTTCCAGTCTTTGTGGAGGAAGCTTATCCAAATATGTTGACATACGCGTATAAGAAAGGATATATTAAAGGTCTAAATTGTACATTATTAGATTTACCTTCATTTAGAGACGACCCAAATACGGGGACTATTGGTTTCTACCAAGAACAATGGCAAACACCAGTAACACCCTACTTAGTTTCGGAATTACGAGGAACTAAAGTATATAAACTCTTTAGATTCGTTTCAATCGCTGATGGAAACGCTGCTAATACCGCAATTAAGATTTCGATAGTTAACATTTCGTTGGAAAGAAATGAATTCGATATTTTGGTTAGAAATTACTACGATACAGACGCATCACCAGTTGTTTTAGAAAGATTTACTAGATGTAGTATGGACCCAGGTTTAAATTCTTTCGTTGGGGTAAAAGTTGGTACCGCTAATGGTGAGTACGAACTTAAAAGTAGATATGTAATGGTTGATATAGACCCAGAACAAGAAGTTGATGTTAATCGTCATGATTCGGTTCCATGTGGGTTTGAGGGTTATGTAACTAGAGAATACCAAGGACAACAAAGCCCAACAGTATATTATAAAACACATTATAACACTCCAGGAGAAGTTGTTTGGAATCCACCATTTGCTATAAGTTCTGGTGTAGACAATACAACAATTAGTACTGGAGATAAAATAAGAAGAGTTTACTTAGGTATTTCGGATACCGCAGCGTCAGCTTATGATGATGACTTCTTCCAATATAAAGGTAAACAACCACCAACCAGAAAGTGTGATGACCCAGACGGAGATTCGTGGTCATGTTTAACTCCAGGATTCCACATGGATGCAGGAGCCACATGTCTTAATACTTTAGGTGAATTATGTATCACCACCCTATGTAAAAATTGTAGTGATAGTGGAACAAGTACAGAGAATCAGTTCTCAGTTGGAGCTGCTTCATTCCAATCGGAACCAACCAATTCAGAAGACCCATATTACACTTTACAGTCTAGGAAATTTACAATCGCCCCTTATGGTGGTTTTGATGGGTGGGACATTTATAGAAAGTCTAGAAGTAATGGAGACGCATATATTAGAGGTAAGTCTGGATACTTAAACGGAGCTTGTGTTTCGTCTACGTATCCAAACGCTAGTGGCGACGGGTCATTTAAATTACTTGGGTCTACACCTTGGGGTGAGTCTGGGTATTTCGCAACCACTGACTACTACGCTTATTTATTCGGAATCAGAACATTTAGAAACCCTGAAGCTGTTAATATAAATGTGTTCGCTACTCCAGCTATTGATTATGTAAGTAACAGTAACTTGGTTGAGGAGACTATAGATATGGTTGAGACAGAAAGAGCGGATTCGTTGTATATTACAACAACTCCAGACTATAATCTTTTTATACCAGGAGCTACTATAGCTACAAACATAATACAACCTACTGAAGCGGTTGACAACTTAGATTTAACAGGAATAGACTCTAACTATACCGCAACATACTACCCATGGGTACAGTACAATGACCAGGAAAACAATACAAGAGTATGGTTACCACCAACTTACGATGTGATGAGAAACATCGCGTTAACGGATAACATTTCATTCCCTTGGTTCGCATCCGCTGGTTACACTAGAGGTATTGTAAACGCGGTCAAAGCTAGAAAGAAACTTACTCTTGATGAAAGAGATACGTTATACGCTGGTAGAATTAATCCAATCGCAACTTACTCAGACGTTGGTACTATTATCTGGGGTAACAAAACTCTACAAAGTAGACAATCTGCATTAGACAGAATCAACGTAAGAAGATTATTACTACAGGCTAGAAAATTAATTTCGGCAGTTGCAGTTAAATTGTTATTCGAACAAAATGACGAACAAGTTAGAAACGAATTCTTAGATTTAGTTAATCCAATCCTAGACTCTATTAGAAGAGAAAGAGGATTAACAGACTTTAGAGTTGTTCTTTCTGATGACCCACAGTTAATCGACCAAAATACTTTAGAAGGTAAGATTTACATAAAACCAACTAGGTCTCTCGAATTTATCGACATAGAATTCTTAATTACACCTACTGGAGCATCTTTTGAAAATGTATAATAAAAATAATATAAAAATTTAAAAATGAAACTAAGTTATAAAAAAGGAAAATTAGGGAAAACTTTAGGTAAAGCGACATCGTCTAAAAAAACCTACGGAAATAAGGCTCAAAATGTATCATTAAGTGAAGCACAGTTTACAAGACTAATGGAAAACTTTGTACTGGAACAAGAAGAGTCAGCAGCGTTTTATGATGAAATAGATGCGGAATTAGCAGAAATGAATTTTGGAGATGGGGATTTATCTCTGGATGACCCAAGCTTTAGTGGAAGTTTCGAAACAGAGGACTTTAATGATGAAGAGATGATGGAGAGACATTCTTATGAAAAAGGTATGTTTAACCCTGGAGATGGTGCAGATGATGAATCATATGACGGACATCATTTTAAACATGACGTTATTGGTGCTTATGCTCGTAGAGGTGAGGTATATGAAGACACAATGGGTCAAGAAACTGATAACTACGGTAGAGATTTACATCACGATAGAAATGAATTACACCATTTAGAACGTGATAGAGACCACTCTCACGGTTCCCAAAAACACGGATTAGACCAACATATTGCAGCCCTTATGAATTCCATGAAATATGATGATAAAAGAGGGGTAGGTAAAGATGACAAGTATCGAAGAGAACCAGGAGAACATTTTTTCCATTATGGAAATGGATTAGCAGAATCTAAAAACATGTCTAAAAAACAAAAAGTAAGACTTTTAAGTGAAGCTAAACGTGAGTTAAATAAACGAAACTCAAGACTGTTAAGTGAAGCTAAAAGAGAGCTTAGGAGACGAGGTCTTTAAAAAAATATCACACACCAATTAAAATAATAAAGGGTCCTAATGGGCCCTTTTTTTTATGAGGAAAAACCAAGTCTTCGTCTGTTGTAAATTTTCCAAGCTTCATCGTTGTCATATTTTTCATTAATTTTATCAAGAACCTCTGTAGGTAATTCTTCTTTATCTAAATAATTTTTTGTGATTTCACATTTAGTAGTTGTGATTTTATTATTTAATGAAGATAATTTAGAGTTTAGTTCCACAATTTGTTTTGCCAATTCCTTTTTTTCTTTTTGTGTTTTAACTAACTCTTGGTTAGTAGTAAACTCTTGTGTCCACGCGTCTTCGTAAGTGTCTGACGTGAATAGCTCAACGTGATTTCTAACATATTTGTCGTTAATATCCTCAACTTGAGCTTTTAAGTAGTCATTAACTTTCGATATAAGTCTAGTAGATAAAATTTCTGTGACATGAGGAACATTATCCAAGAATGCTTGATATACTTTATTATATTTTTCAATTTTCTTCTCTCTGGTACGAATACCAGTAAATTTAAAAGAAAAAGATTGTGTGTCGTGTAGATTATAAGATTTTTCTTCCTCTCTCATAACATCAGAATACCCAAAACATTTAAGTAGGCCTGGATTAATTGATTTCAACACCTCAACCATTTCTGGTTTAAGTACGACATAAACGGAAGCGTAATTGGTACGGTCAAAAGAATACCGAGAGTCTACAGCTTCTTCCTTTTTAGGTGAAGTACTAGTTTTAATTATCACATCATCTTGTGTAATTCCTTCTACAATTGTTAAGTATTCTTTGTCGTTATTAAATAAACTTTCTATTTTTTCTATCTTCATGTTTTTCTTTTATCGTTTTGTTATATACAAATATAATGATTTTTTTTTAAACTACCAAATTAAATTTATGGTTTTTTTGTTTGTTTAACTAATATTTTTTTGTATCTTTGTATTTAACTTAAAACATAATAAATGAAATTAGCACTTTTTGATTTCGATAATACCTTATTCGAAACCCCTTATAAAGAAGACCCAGACTATATGGATAAACCAGAAAGTCTATCAATATATAAATGGAACTTTAAACCCATCTTAGAAACAATAAAATCATATAAAGAAAGCCTAAATGAAGATAACACTAAAGTTATATTATTAACTAATAGGATGACTGATGTACATCTAGAATTAAAAAAAATGTTAGGGTTATATGGTATTAAGTTTGACGATTATAAAATGATTAAGGGAGTGGATGGAGATAGGTCTAAAGGAAACCGATTAAGGTCTTTAATTGAAAAATATGACTCCGTAGAGGAGGTGGAATATTGGGAGGATAAGGATAAACATATAACGGACGTTAAAAATACTATGTATGAGTTCCCCAACATTCGACTTAAAATAAATAAGGTGGTTATTTAATTCGGTTTATAGTACCACTTGCTCTTTCACCAACATCCAGGTCATGTGTGTTGTCAACAATCCAGTAACTATCTACCATAGGTATTAGGTCTCGGACTACTCTCCTCACCTTATCGTGGTAATCGATTACCATATCTCGTGGTAAACTTCGGTCTCTCTCTTGATTTCTTTCTAAAGCTTTATCTAATTCGGTAACTACATGGACTATAGTCACGTTAAAACCGTTTTCTTTCGCTAAGTTAATCACATCGTTCATTACTTCTCTTTGACCTCCACCTGCATCATATACAATGTTAGGTGTGTGATTTCTTTCTACTTCTAAAAAATTCTTTAGGAATCTAATGGTTACATTTCGAGGGTCAGAGGTTGTGTGAGACAAATTTAATATTTTATTATACCCTTCTTCAGTAGAAATTTTTTCTTTCCACCTATCACCCCAAAGTTTTTTAGCTAAGGATACTCGATAATTGTCCACATTAAATTGTTTGTAGTCAGGCAAGTCTATAAAATTTTGTGTGACAAAACTTTTACCCGCTCCAGGTCCTCCCGCGATAATTACAAAATTACCTTGAGGGTTATCAAATCCCACAACTCGGGACTCTATAAACATTAGTCTTTTAATTTTTTGAATTTCTTTTAATAACATGTCTACATATAAATATATTTATTAGTAATAATATCGTTTTGTTGTTTTTATTTATTTAAAAATTTCAGATGATATTTATACTGTATAGGTTATTAAAAAATACATATGAGAAATTTAATTAGACAAGTTTTAAAGGAATACTGTTCCCAACCATTACATGAATTAGCAAAAACTAATAGGTTGATTGTTTTAGATGTGGACGATACCTTATTAAAACCTTCGGGGGTTTATATCTATAGAAAATTACCCACCGACCCACAGGAAATAGCGTTAACACCCTACGAATACGGGTTAGAACAAGTAACACCCGAAACTAAAGGATTCTATGATTATAGAGATTTTATAGACCCTGTAAAAACACAAAAATCAATAGAGCAAGCAGAACCCATAGTTACCAATTTATCAGTTATGGATGATTACCTTAAACTTGGACACCAGATAGCTATTTTAACAGCAAGGTCTAATGAACAAATTGTTTTTGATGGTTTAAAAAAATGGTTAATGTATAAAGACAGGAAAGGTAATTTGATTCCTATAGGAGACCGACTAACACGAGAAAACGTTTTCGCTGTTAATGATACTAATAGGATGGAAACTCTAGAGTCTGAAACGGACTATGAGAAAAAAGCTGAAATTATGGAGAAATTATTAAATGGTTATGATGAAATAGTTTTCATTGATGATGATATGAAGAATATTAAGCAAATGAGAATGTTAAAAAGAGATTTGCCTCATATGCTAGCTAAAAAATTATTTATAATGCATGCTAAAGAATAATTAGTATTATTATATTTATATGTAATAAATAACTTTAATGCTTTATTAATATAAAAAGGGATAAACAAAGTAAAGAGTCTTTTTGGACTATTTTTGAAAACCCGTATATTTATAAAGAAATAACAAGAGAAAACAAAACAAATTAACATGGCTGATTTATTAATGAAAATGCCCATACCGTATGAACCTAAAAAGAAGAATAGGTTTATCTTAAGATTTCCTTCATCTTTAGGGATTAACGAGTGGTATGTGGAGAGTACTTCTAGACCAACAGTTAACATTAATTCCGTAGAGATTCCATTTTTAAATACGTCAACTTATGTTGCGGGTAGATTTACATGGAATACGGTTAGTGTTACATTTAGAGACCCTATTGGTCCTTCTGCTGCACAAGCATTAATGGAGTGGGTTAGATTACACGCGGAATCAGTAACAGGTAGAATGGGTTACGCTGCGGGTTATAAGAAAGACATTGATTTAGAACTGTTAGACCCTACGGGTGTTGTTGTAGAGAAATGGATTTTACAAGGAACATTCTTAACTGATGTTAATTTTGACAGTCTAGGATATAGTGATGATGCGATTGCAAGTATATCAGCAACACTAAGACCAGATAGATGTATATTAGTGTACTAATATTATAAACATATTAATTTTAAAACCCACACATTGTTGTGGGTTTTTTGTTTAATGGGGCTATATTTTTATTTTTGGGATACGGTTGTTTTTTCCACAAACACACTAATTCTGTGTCGAACACTAGTAAATATCGGTGTTTACGTTCACGAACTCTCCATTCTCCTTTTTTTCCTTTCACAGGCCCTCTCTGATGTTTAACAAAGGAACCATCCCCCAACTCAAACCAAAAGTCCTTTTTAGGTGATGTCAATCCATAGTAGTTAAAATTAGTTGCTTGATAGATAAACCCAGTATGTAATGAAGAGTCTGCATAAGACAGAATTGAACGAACATTGGTTTGTTTTCTTAATAATTTTATACTTTTAGATACAAACCACGATAGTAAGTTTTTTTGGGTGGATTCAGGAATTAAACATAACCTACCTAATTCATATACCCCCTTTTGGTTTTCTCTACTTAAACCAAAACAACCTTTGACTGTTTCGGGTACCGAAGGACTATGAAAAATACAGACACCGATAAGGTTATCGTTCTCAAATAAACCGAAGTTATATCCAGACCTAAATCCTTTATTTACTTTTGATAAATAATGATGAGATTTAAGTATATACTTACTTTGTTCTTTGGTTATATTACGTATAGATAAGTTTTTATTCATTGAATACTTATAATAAGATTTAATCAAATATACAAATAAAATTTTATAAAACAATAAACATGGACCCAGCACAACAATATTCGGACCCAGCACAAGCAAACATTCCCTATGATGTGGTTACTTTACCTTCTAAGGGCATGTTTTATAGCAAACCAATAGAGAAAGTAAAAGTTACTTATCTAACAGCGTCTGATGAAAATCTATTAAGTTCACCAAATTTAGTACAATCAGGAGGATTAATTGATGAATTATTAAGAAGAAAAATAATAGGGGGAGACATTAAGATAGAAGAAATGTTAGAGTGTGACAAACAAGCGATTTTAATTTTTCTTAGAAATACTTCATTTGGGCCCACCTACACTTTTCAATTAACCGACCCAAAAACAAACAAAAATTTTGAACATACTCATGACTTGAGTAATGTTTCAATGAAAGAATTCAGTTTAATCCCCAATGAAAAGGGAGAGTTCGAATATGTATTACCTCTAACACAAAAAAAGGTAAAATTTAAATTTCTTAATTCACAACAAGAAAAAGAATTAGAGAAACTATCTGAAGCATATAAAGGAAGCATCGTACCTAAAATAACTAAAAAACTAGAATTATTAATCCACGAAATCGAAGGTGAGAGAGATAAAGGAACTTTAGCTCAAATGATTCAAGGAATGCCAATAAAAGATTCACAGGACTTTAGATACTACGTAAGAACTAATGAACCTGGGTTAAATTTAAAAGTAACAGTAAGAGCACCGTCAGGAGAGGAGGTTACAACGTATGTTGTCCTTGGTGCCCACTTTTTTCGTCCTTTCTTCGGATTATAGGCAGAGCGTGCTCGACGAAATCTATTATCTTGTAAAATTCGCAAACTTTTCTCATGAGAACGTTGTTCGTATGCCTATTTACGAACGTAGATATTATTTAGGTAAACTCATACAAGAGTATGAAAAGAAAAGAGAAGAGGCAGACAAAGCAAAGAATAATCAAGGTCGTTAAAAATCTACACCCGTCTATTTATATATAAAAGAAAACAATGATTAGCTACAATGATTATAAAAACGCATACAAGAAGGCAGGTAAAAAGGTTACTGGTATGGATTCTAAAGTGGTGTGGGATGGCAAATCAGCTGCACAACAAGATGTAGCAATGGAGGGGTTAAAAGCTCTGGCTTCACCCAAACCTACATCCACCCCAAACATTTCAGACTCTACCGGAGCTTTAGACATGGAGAGTGTAAACATTTTAAAAAGTATGGTGACCTTGATGAGTACTAAGGTAAGCCAGGAAGAAAAAAATAACGAAATAATGTCTTTGAGTGTTGACTTCTTAAAAAAAGAAGGAATCATAAGAAAACAAATAGTCCAAGATTTAGGACAAATAGGGATTGCTCAAGAACGTACTACCCAATTAATTGCAGACGCTAGTGTTGAAGCTGCTTTATATGGGGTGGAATACAAAACAATATTGGACACTGTAAGTGAATTAAGTAATGTTATTGGAAGAAATGTAGGACTTACAGACAAGGACGTTACAAGAGCGGCACTTTTCTCCGAAGCTATGAATGTGAGTTCATACTCAGTGAGTCAAATGGTAAAACAATTTGATATGATGAATATTAGTGTTTCTGGAGCTATAGATAAAGGAAACGAAATGGCGGAGGTCGCAAGAAACATGGGTGTTAATATGGAATCATTTATGAGTGTCATTACTGATAATATGGACATGTTAAATACCTATAAT